AAGTGCGAAGGCTGCGCGCGCCGAGCTAAAAAATAATTGTCAAGCCTATTGCAAACAGTGTTGTTTCTGTTACATTACCAACAGCTACAGAGCCGGACAGACAGACCCGGCATCAAAACAAGCGGCATCATTCTGGGCACAAGTGCCTTCAGATGCCGCCAAACGCATGATGATTGCATGCAAGCCATGAGATGGTCGGTAAACGCGAAGCCCGACAAACAGTCATCAGCCGTTTGGTTAAAACTGAGTCTGTAATGGGTAGCCACCGAGGAACCTTTCAGTAGGGCGTGGCCTAAGTCGCACGTAGCAGCCAACCAAAAATAACACTCACCACGCCAAGATCGCTGGGATTACCCGGTAGAGCTGGACTGTCAAGGTCGATGCCTGGTGAGTTACTTTCAAGGATTGTTGGCAGAGAGGCCTATTGCAGTGCTTTGCTAAAGCACCGGGTGCCGCAAGGTCGCCCCGAAGGTTCAAATCCTTCACAATCCGCCAGTTTCAGCTGATCCACCAGGTGTGGAAACAGTATCCAAAGCCCTGACAGCGATGTTGGGGCTTTTGTCTTTATGTCTCCGGTGGCCCGCAAGGGTCTTCGCCCCCGTTGTTGTGCCGACTTGTTTCAGCACCCTGGGGGCTTTTTTATTTGTGCTCCCTGCGTGAGCGAGGGGTTGGTAAATGGAACCAGAAAAAGCCAAGGCTGTTGATTGGAAGCGGGTAGAGAAAGATTACCGCGCTGGTATTCGTCCACTCAGAGACATTGCAGAAGACAACGGCATCACTGAAGGCGCCATTCGCAAGCGGGCCAAGAGGGATGAGTGGTCGCGTGACCTGACAGATCGCATTCGTGTGAAGGCCCGGGAAAAGGTTGCACTGAAAAGTGTCGATGAAATGTCCGCATCAGGTTTTGTGTATGTGATTTACATCGACTCCGGTCATGAGAAGATTTACAAAATAGGAATGGCTAAGCGCTTTGACGCAAGGTTTGATCAGCACCAGTGCTCATCTCCATTCGACATCTGTGTCGCCGTTTGCTACTTCACTGGAAATATGAGGCTTGAGGAGAGAACTCTGCATGCCATGTTTACGAATAAGCATGTGCGCGGAGAGTGGTTCAGATTGGATGACTCCGACCTTGATGCAATAGCAATGCGAGCGAGGTTGGCATGACTAAAGAAAAGCGGGCTATCGACTGGAAGCGCATTGAGCTTGACTACCGCGCAGGCATTCGCACACTGAGGGCGATTGCTGAAGAGCATGGCATCACGCATGGGGCTATCAACAAGAGAGCTAAGGCCGAAGGATGGCCTCGTGACCTGAGTGAAAAGATCAAGTCCGCAGCGCAGGACAAGGTATCCAAGGCATTGGTATCCAGGGTGGTATCCAAGGAAGCATTAGTTACCGAGCGCCAGGTGGTCGAAGCCAACGCAGAGATCATTGCGCAGGCCGACCTGATCAACCGCAAGGACGTGTTGCTGGCGCTGAATGTTTCCAGGTCGCAGCTTGAGGAGGTGGCTACTCTTTGTGAGCCAGACCTCAGAGGGCGATTGATTGCCTTGGGCGAGGCCTGCGAGATAAAAGACACAGACAGGCCTGACAAGGCCAATGAGCTGTATCGCTACATCATCAGCCTGGCAGGCCGTGTGAAGCTATCCAAGGAGATTGCAGCGGCGCACGGGGTCTACATCCCGATGCAGCGCAAGATTTTGAAGCTGGACGAAGAGGGCGACAAGAGTCAGTCGAACCTGGACGCCTTGATTGCCCGGATCAATGCGGCGGAAGAATGACTGAAGCTGAGCGCGAGACGGAACGCGAGAGAGCCATCATCCGCGTTCGCAACAACCTCGAGTTGTTTGCAGCTGAGTGTTTGAAGATCAAGGACAAGTCGGGCGGTGTGGTTCCATTCTTGTTCAACCGGGCACAGCGCTACATCCATGAGCGGCTTGAGCAGCAGCTCAAAGAAACCGGCAAGGTGAGAGCGATCATCTTGAAGGGGCGCAAGCAAGGCGCATCGACCTACATCGCTGCCAGGTTCTACCAGAAGGCGGTGCTCAGGGGTAAATCGGCTTTCATCGTGGCGCACGAGGATTTGGCCACCACGGGCCTGTTTGAGATCGTTCAGCGCTACCAGGCCAACAACCCGATGGCGCCGGTCACCAAGGCGTCCAATGCCAAGGAGTTGATTTTCAAGCGCCTGGACTGCGGCTACAAGCTGGCCACAGCCGGCACTGATGATGTGGGGCGCGGCAATACCGCCCAGCTGATTCATGGCTCTGAGTACGCTTATTGGCGCAACCCACAAAAGCACATGGCTGGCCTGGGCAACGTGGTGGGTAACGTGGATGGCACTGAGTTCGTGCTGGAGTCCACGGCGAACGGCATTGGCAATGGTTTTCATAACCTGTGGCAGGCAGCCGAGGCCGGAGATGGCGAGTTCATTGCGATTTTCACGCCGTGGTTCTGGGATGACAGTTACCGGTCACCAGTGCCGGCAGACTTTCAAAGAACGGCCGAAGAGAATTTGCTGACCGAGGCCTATGGCCTTGATGAGGAGCAGCTGCAGTTCCGGCGCAACAAGATTGCCTCTTACGGCGATGGTTTCGAGTGGCTGTTCCGGCAAGAGTTCCCGAACTGCGCCGCAGAGGCGTTTGTGATTGCGGTGGGTAACCCGTTGATCAACCCGGACCATGTGATGGCCGCGGTGAATAGCGCTTCAGCCGAGATGAATGCGCCACTGGTGATTGGTTGCGATCCAGCGGGTGATGGCGTCAATGATGCCGACCGCACCGCGATTTGTTTCCGCCGCGGCCGCACGGTGTTTCGCATGGAGTACCACCAGGGCTTGGACACCATGCAGATTACCGGCCTGCTGGCTGAGTACGAGCGGGACTTCAAGCCCGACGGCATCATCATTGACAAAGGTGGTTTGGGCGCTGGCGTGTACGACCGGCTAAATGAGCTGAACGTGCCAGTAATTGGCATCAACAACGCCCAACGCGCAACAGACTCTGAGCGCTACGAGAACATCCGCGCTGAGATGTGGTGGCTGATGGGCGAGTGGTTCGAGGATAGGCCGTGCCGAATCCCGAACAACGCGGCGCTGATCAGCGACATCACGGCGCCGCAGCCGAGAGTGAGCTCCAACGGTCGAAAGATGTTGGAAAAAAAAGAAGACATGAAGAAGCGCGGTGTGCGGTCACCTGACGGCGGCGATGCACTGGCTTTGACCTTTGCCATGCCTGTTGGTTACCGAGACCCAAGCCGTGGCGCCAAGCCAACCCGTAACAAACCAGCACCAACCAGCGCTGGCTACTGAAAGCAAATCATGATTGATGACGAAACACGCCAACGGGCCAAAGAATATGTCGACGGCTTCAGCGAAGCCACGGCCGGCGACCCGAAGCCGCCAGCGCCTGACCTGGAGCCCATGGAAGAGACCCGAATGGCGCGACCTGCCATCAGTGGTATCGATGACGACGCCAAGCAATTCAGCGATGCCTTCTTCAGCATGACCGATGTGTCAGAGAAGCCAGGCGACAAGATGCTGGCCGCTGACAAGCCTGAGTCTGAAAAGCTGGGTGCCCCAATGGGAAAGCCGGCAGCGCCTGAATCAAAGCCAGAGACGTTTGCCCAGGCCTGGAAAAAGGCCCGTGCTGCTGGTGTGAAGTCGTTTGATTGGGCCGGCAAGCCTGGCGTCAAATTCAGCACCGAGAACAAGGCTGAAGCCGCGGCGCGCAAGGCCGCCAAAGCCAAGCCGGTCGCCCAGCCTGCTGCGCCAACGCCGCAAGAGCTCGAGAAGCAGGTCCCCAAGCAGGAAAAGAAGCCTTCGATCTATGCCAATAGTTTCTTGCATCAGGCGGTGGATTCGGTCAAGGCCAAGCTCGATGATGACAGCCAGGTTGGCAAGGCCAAGTTCCATGCCAATGGCCGACCAAACCTGACGGCCCGGTAATGAACGACGAGCTGCAGTTCGAGGTGGCCTCTCGTGAGGCGTTCAAGGACAACGGCACCACCGTGTCTGTAATGAGCGCCCTGGGGGTTCGCCTGCTGCGTGAGTTCGCCACCGCCGAAGAGGACCGCAACGCCACCGAGCTGCGCTGGCTGCAGGACCTGCGCCAGTTCAAGGGGCAGTATGACCCCGAGGTGCTGGCGGCCATTGGCCCCAAGCGCTCGCGTGCCTTCGTGCGCAAGACCCGGGTCAAGGTGAAGACGGCCAACAGCCGCGTCGAGGACCTGCTGTTTCCGAGTGGCAGTGAAAAGAATTGGGAAGTCGACACGACCCCGGTGCCGACCGTATCTGACGAAGTGCGCCAGGGTGTGATCACCCAGCTGCGCCAGATGGCACAACAGGCGGCCCAAAAAGGCCAGAAGATGCCCACCCCTTACATCACCACCAAGATGGTCGATGACGCGGTGCTGAAGATGTGCAAGGAGTCGGCCAAGGGCATGGCCAAGGTCATTGACGACCAGCTGAGCGAGATTCGCTACAAGCAGATTTGCAAGAAGGTGATCAACTCGGGTCACTTGTACGGCACCGGCATCCTCAAGGGGCCACTGGTGGAGCGCCGGGTGCGCAGCAAGTTCGTGCAAGAGGGTGGCAAGTGGGTGGAGAAGAGCGAGAGCTACGTGGTGCCCTTTGTGGACTACGTGCCACTGTGGCGCTTCTACCCCGACATGGGCGCCGATAGCCTGGACAACTGCCGCTTTGTCTACGAGCGCCACCAGATGGTGCACGCTGACCTGGCCGAGCTGGCGCAGCGCAAGAGCTTTCGCAGAGAGATCATCATTGATTACCTGAAGAGCCACCCCGAGGGCGAGAGCACGATCAAGTTCATTGACAACGAGCTCAAGACCATTGGCGACCGGGTGGCCAAGCAGGGCCAGGCCGACGGCAAGTATGAGGTGCTGGAGCGCTGGGGCTGGTTGTCGGGTGAAGACCTGCACTCGGTGGGTCTGGCGGTGGCAGAAGACCGGCGCCACGAGAGCTTCTTCAGCAACATCTGGATGCTGCCCAACGGCGAGGTCATCAAGGCCGTGTTGCAGCCGATCAACGGCGTGACCTGGCCGTACCACATTTACTACTTCGACAAGGATGAGACCAGCATCTTTGGTGAGGGCCTGTCAACCATCATGCGTGACGACCAGACCATGATGAACGCGGCAACCCGGCTGATGCTGGACAACGCAGCCATCACCAGTGGCGCCATGATTGAGGTGGCCACTGGCCTGCTGTCGAGTATGGAAGACGGCACCGAGATTGAGCCCTGGAAAGTCTTCATGCGCAACAGTGCCAATCCTGGCACCCCTGCCGTTCGAGCCATCGAGCTGCCGTCGCGCCTGGGCGACCTGAGTGGCCTGACTGACCGGTTTGAGAACAATGCCGACGAGGTGAGCGCGATCCCGCGTTACATGACCGGCGAGAACGTGGCAACAGGCGCAGGCGGCACGGCCAGCGGCATGAGCATGCTGATGGGTGCTGCCAACATCATGATCAAGGACCTGGTGAGCAGTTGGGACGAGGGCGTGACGCGCTCCTTCATCACCGGGATGTACCGCTGGAACATGCAATTCCACCCGGACACGACGATCAAGGGCGACTTCGACGTCAAGGCCCGGGGCTCTTCGAGCCTGGTGGCGCGCGAGGTGCGTGCCCAGCAGCTGGATGCCTTCAGCCTGGCGGTGGCCAATCCGATGGATGCGCCGTTCATCAAGCGTGACCACTTGCTGCGCCAGCGCGCAGAGGCTCACGAGCTGTCCGACGTCATCAAGACCGAAGACGAGGTGGCAGCAGAGCAGAACAACGAGGCCGCGGCCCAGCAAGCCCAACTGCAGCAAAAGCAGATGGAGCTAAGCATGGCCGAGCTGCAGCAGAAGGTGGCCTTGATCACAGCCCAGGCCGCCAAGGCGATGGCCGAGGTGGAGCTGGTCAAGGCCAAGGCGACCGAAACCAAGGTTTCGTCAGTATTCGCTGCCCTGCAGGCCGGTGGCGCTGCCACCATGAATCCGCAGGTGGCGCCCGCTGGCGATGAGATTTTGCGCAGCGCAGGCTGGGCCGATGCGACACCCGACCCGAGCATTGCCCAACTGGGTGGCCCGCCGGTGCAGCAAGAGCAGCCCACCTTTGACCCGGTCAAAGAGATGGACAAGCCAGATTCTGGACGTGTCGGCCTGAATGCCGGCATGGAAACCGCGGTGATGAATGACAACTAAAAAAACCGAAGAGCAACTGATGCATGAACGCCTGATTGAGGCGTCACGCACGGTGCGCCAGTATGCCGGGACCGAAGGGTCGCGCCACCTGATTGAGATGCTTGACACGCTGGGGCGCAGTTACATGACGGACCTGGTGAATGTGGCGCCTGATGGCTTGATTGCCTTGCAGGCGGCGATCAAGCAGACCTATGCCATCCGCGCGATTGTGGCCAATGAAGGCCAGGACGTGCCCAAGATTTGAATCTCAACCCCGTGACTGATTGAGCCGCTTCATTGCGGCTTTTTTATGTCCGGACAGTCCGAGTCCCGCAAGGGCTCTTTGCCCCGAAAGGAAACACCATGGCAACCCAAGAGCAAGATGATTTTGCTGAAGCATTCGGCGAAGACGTGCAGCGCAGCGAGATGAGCGAGGACGAGGCCTTTGGCCTGGCGCCCGAGCCCGATCTCGAGACGCCCGACGAGGAGGATGCTGAGGTGGCCGAAGAGGCTGAAGAGCCTGCTGCCGAGCCTGCGATTGCCGAGTCTGCACCCAATGACCCAGCCCCCGCTGAGACCGGTGAAGCCGGGCCTGCAGAGGAGACCGCGGTGGTGGTCGAGCCTGGCGCCGAGGATGCGGGCGATGTCGAGGTGATGAGCCCCGAGGACATCCAGCGCGAGAAGTCCTGGATGGGTCGCCTCAAAGCCAAAGAGGCCGAGCTCAAGGCGCGCGAGGAGGCGCTCAAAGGCGCTGCCCCGGCCGAAGAAAGCGCAGAAGCAAGCGCTGAAGCCCCTGCTGCCGAGGCCATGGAGGATGCCATGGAGAAGGTGGAAAGCGGCGAGCTGACTTTCGAGCAGGCCATGCAAACGCTGGAGGCTGACTTTGGCCCAGATTTTCCCAAGATGCTGACCTTGGTGGCCAAGCACATCGGCGCCCAAGTGTCTGATGAGCGCGTGGGCTCGGTCCGCGGTGAGCTCGATGAGGTGGTCAATGAGTTGCGTACTGAAAAAGAAAAGTCGCATTACGAGACCATTTCCGAGGCTCACCCCGACTTCATGGAGGTCGGCGCCAGCCCTGAGTTCCGTGCTTACGTGGAGGGCCTGCCGGCCTCTGAGCAGGAGGCCGCGATGCAGGTCATCAATGGCGGCACCGCCAAGCAGATCAACAAGCTGCTGAGTGACTACAAGGCCAAGGGCCAGGTCACCACCGAGGCTGATCTTGAGAAGCCACCTGCTGCCGCACCTGTTGATGAGTCCGCCCTGGACGCCGCTGAAGGTGTGCGTTCGGCCGGCCTGAAGATTCCCGAGAAGCCTGCCCAGGCCGACGACTACGAGGCCGCCTGGGAACAGTTCTGACGATTCGGGCGCAAGCCCAGACCATTGCGAAGTTGGTTACCTCGCCCCGTCGCACAGTGCGGGTTATCACTGGGCATTTTCGGAGCACGACACCGGTCGCGCTGCCGGGTTCATGCGGGACAAGTCGAAAGGCTCCCCGAAGGCATGGCCTGGGCTGCATACGGCATTAAGCGTCAGTTCGCTCCTTTTGATATGGCTCCGCAAGGGGCCTTTTGTCTTTTTATCTTAAGGAAAAATCATGGCTAATACTGCTTACGGCGATATCTCGCCTCGTACCGCCGCCTATGCCTGCAAGGAATTGCTCAAGCGCGGCGTCCCCTACCTTGTGTTCGAGAAGTTCGGCCAGGCCAAGAGCCTGCCAAGCAACTCCAGCAAGGTGGAAATCTTCCGGCGCTACACCGCGCTGCCGACCACGCCGACCGCACTGACTGAGGGCGTGACCCCCACAGCGCAAACGCTGGCCAAGACCGACGTCACTGCCACCCTGGTGCAGTACGGCGACTTGATCACCGTGTCTGACGTGATCACCGACACCCACGAGGACCCCGTGTTGAACGAGTCCATCGAGCTGTTGGGCGAGCAGGCCGCGCAGATGATCGAGAAGATGCGCTACGGCGTGCTGAAAGCTTGTACCAACAAGATTTTGGCCAACGGCACCCTGCGTACTGACGTGAACACGGCTTTCACCGTGGCTCTGCAGCGCCAGGCTGTGCGTACCCTGAAGCGCCAGAACGCTCGCCCGATCACCTCGATTGTGCGTTCGACCCCGAGCTTCGGCACCGAGAACGTGGCCCCTGGCTTCGTTGCCATCATTCACCCCGACATGGAAGCTGCTGTGCGCACACAGACCGGTTTCACGCCGGCTGAGAAGTATGGCTCGATCAGCCCATGGGAGAACGAAATCGGCAAGATCGATGACGTGCGTTACCTGTCCACCACCATCGTTGAGCCTTACCCCAACGCTGGCGGCGCCAAGGGCACCATGCTGTCGACCTCGGGCACCCTGGCCGACGTGTACCCGGTGATCTTCCTGGGTCGTGACGCCTACGGCATCGTGGCCCTCAAGGGTCAGTACGCCGTGACCCCCATGGTGGTCAACGCCAAGCCCTCGGATTCCGATCCGCTGGCCCAGCGCAGCCACGTGGGCTGGAAGAGCATGCAAACCTGCGTGATCTTGAACGACCTTTGGCTCGTAATTGTTGAAGCTGCAGTGGTAGCATAAGCAAAATTAACTGACCTATGACTAGTCTTCCATAGTACAATAAGGTACTTATGGAGGGCTTGTCATGCCAGTTAAAACATGCGAGGTTTGCAGTCTTGATTTCAAGGCCAGGCTCAATGTGGTCAGGACTTGCAGCACCCAGTGCCGCAACACCCTGATCTCTAGAGAGAAGTCATTGCGGCACCAGGCGGTCAAAAACTGCGTGGTCTGCAATGCAGAATTTCAGGTTGGAGCGGTTGATGCGATCAAGCAGACCTGCTCCAAAGCGTGCTCGTACAAACTCAGAGGGTCGAAGACCAGCAAGGGTCAGATGATGACCTGTGTGACTTGCGGCGCCGGGTTTTTTACCCAGTTGTCGCAGTTGAAGACCAATGGCGGCGGGACGTACTGCTCCAAGAAGTGTCTGTACGACAAGAACAAGGACAAGATGCAGAGGGCTTGTGTGTGCTGCGGGAAGATGTTTACATCGCCGCCCAGTCAGGCGCATGTGCAAACCTGCTCTACCGAGTGTGGCTACGAGTGGTTTTCTGGGGAGCGAAGACCAAACTATGTTGGCGCCACTTACAGGGTGGTGAACGAGGATGGAACCTCCACTGTAAAGACTAGCAAATGGTATGCGTCCAAGCACAACACAGCCAGGCGCCTGGTGACCATCAGAGCGACGCCAGGCTGGGCTGATGCCCAAGCGATACGAAGAGTTTATGACCTGGCGGCCAGGCTGGAGTCTGAGACTGGTTTGATTTACCACGTCGATCACATCGTTCCGCTGAATGGTAAGACGGTGTCAGGACTGCATAACCAGTTCAATTTACAGGTTCTTCCAGCGACGGAGAACATCAAAAAGAGCAACCGACATTGGCCTGATAAGCCATAACAAATTCCCATCCGGGAATCAACAAGCCACCGCGAAGTAATTCCGGTGGCTTTTTTCATGGGCCTTTGATGGCCTTTTTTGTTTTCAAGAGGTAACCACATGGCGACTAAATCCCAAATCAGCACACTGGAAAACAGTGCGCCAGAAGCTCCTGCTGCGGCAGAGAAATCCAATGTGCAGCGCGCGCGTGCCATCGATGGTGGCACCGGCAAGTTTGAGCTGTTGACCGTCTACGCCGGCACCGAGGCCGATGGCCAGGACGCCGTCAACATTGGCCTGAACGGCTACCTGTACCAGATTCCACGCAACAAGCCGTACCTGGTTCCCGAAGAGGTGGTCGCTGTGTTGCGCGATTCGGTGACCACCAGCTTCTCCAATGTCGGCGGGCAACAAGTCGCCACCAGCCGCCCGCGCTACGCCTTCTCTGCTGTGCCTGAGTAAGCAGGACGCCAATCATGTTGCTCGCCAACTTCCATCCCTTTGTTGCGACCGAGGTGATTGGCTGCCCCTATCCGACCATCGACCAGGCCCTGCTGCTGACGGCGATTGAGTTCTGCCGCGAGACCAAGGCCTGGACTGAAATCCAGGAGCCGATTGCCCTGGTTGATGACACCTTTGAATACGAGATGGACGCCCCAACGGGCGCTCTGGTGCAGGCGGTGCGCGATGTCTGGATTGGCAGTCGCCGCCTGGCCCCGATCACTGTGGCTGGACTGCAAAACGTGATGCCCGACTGGGCCACGATGAAGGCCAGCGAGCCCAGTTACTACAACATGGCCGGCGAGTTGCCGTTGCTGCGGGTCTACCCGACCCCCACCAACACCACGGGCCAGGCCCTGGTGGTGCGCGCGACCTATGTGCCCAAAACGAACGCCTTGAGCCTGCCGGACTTTCTGGGGCAACGGCACATGGAAGGCATTGCCAGCGGCGCCAAGGCCCGTCTGATGGCCATGCCGGGCGTTCCCTGGTCGAACCCCGAGCTGTCGGTCTATTACCGCTCTCTTTACGACAGCGCCATTTTGAACACCCGCATCGAAGAGGCGCATGACCGTGTGCCGGGAACGATCAGGGTGCAGCCCCGCAGCTTCGGCTTTTAACCCACAGGAGTCATCATGACCATCGCCGCCCAATCCATCATCCGTCGGGCAACTGACTTGCTACAGGACCAGACCTCGGTGCGTTGGCCCGCTAACGAGCTGGTTCGTTGGCTCAACGATGCGCAGCGCGCCATCGTCAAAGTGCGCCCTGATGCCATGAATACCACGACCACGTTCCGCTGTTCGCAGGGCTCGCGCCAGTCGCTGGCCAGCGCCACGGCCAATGCGGGTATCTCCGCGCTGAGCCCCGCGCCGTCCAAGCTGATCGAGATCACGCGCAACGTGGCTGCCAGCAGCGCCAAA